AGACAGCTCCCCGAACCTGTCACTATCCTTGTACAGGTTGAGGAGCCACCCCACCGTCTGCCGATCGTCCCCAATCGCTTCCTCATACGCACGCCAGACCTCCGACATGGGAGCGTCGGGTGGTGCGAGGTTGATTGTTTTGCCCCACTTTGTCTTGCCGTGGACACGGCCTAGGTAGGGCTTGAGACGATATCCGTACTTATCAGATAAAACGTACGGAGGCAGGCTTCCTTTCTTTCTGGCCATCGAGGTCTTGCTCCAGCATGTCGTGAGTCGTGCGGGGCTTCCCGTCCCCTCCAGTCACGAATCTTATCTGGTTTTCCCGAAGCCAGTCTATTACCTTATTGGCCTGCCTGTAGCCGGACAGATCCTGAAGCGCCTCAAATGGCACCACAGACACGGCTCAGCTCCAAAATGCTGTAGATCACTACAAATCCGGTCACAGTGCCTAAGGTGTAGATGCCCCAAGTATTAAGGGGCCGAAATACCTTCTTTTTACTCATAAATATCCCTCAAATTAAAAGGGGCCTTGCGGCCCCGTGTTAGTTAGAACGGCAAGTCTTCCTTGTCGTTTGGCGGGATTACCTGACCGCCAGACTGGCCGACCTTGTCGGGGTCAGGCTTCCAGGTATCCACGCTGGCGTATCCCTTGCCGGCCTTCGACAGCTTTGAGTCGATGTTCACCCACTCCTCGCCGGGGTTGGCTGCCTTGAACTCGCGCATGAACTCCGCGAACGTGGGCAGGTGGATTGACGCCTTGCCCAGCACAAAGTCCGGAGCGTTCGGGTTCTTCTCCTTGGGGTAGAAGCCCTTAACCAGCATTGAGTCTTGATTTTCCATATTCACTTCCTTGTAGATTGAATGAATGATTGCTGGTCAGCCGATAGCCGACCCCACACTGCCGTGCGTTCAAACGAGGACAGCTCGGAGATGGTCTCCTGCAGCAGCACCTCGTCCTTCTGCTCGCTTGCCTCGGCGATGCACTCCGCGACTGAGTCGAGGAAGTCGTTCGCCTGTTTCACCAGCGCCCTGTGGTCGTTCTTGAACGCTGTCTTTTGGCCCTTGGGTATCGCTGGGTCGTTAAAGAGATCGATCTGATCCCTCTCTGTCAGGGTCCCCAGAAACTCTAGGAAGCCCATACTGTCCTGAGCACTTATGAATTGCTGTGCTTTCTCGTAGTTGCTGGCCTCGACCACCTGCTTCACATCGCCCAGATAGAGGCTGATGCCCACGCCGTGCATGGCAATATTTTTGACCAGACATCGCTGTGCCGCCGAGTTGTAGTCGAACGAGTTCGGGCTGGCGATTGGCTTGTTGCGATGATCGAGCACTGGTAACTGCATACAGTGCACCGTGTCCCCAACCCTGACGCTAGTGCGAACCATCATCGTGCCGTCCGGCAGCGTCATGGGGTCGTCGTAGCTGTAGGTTGCGTCTGGGTATTTAGTCATCAGCAGGTGCCATGCGTAGCTCCATGAGAGATACGACAAGCCTCCGTGCTTGACCTCTACGCCAGGTGAGCAGTCCAGCCTACTCAGCTCTAAATAACGGTTCTCTTTCTCCATTTAGCCTCCTTGCTTAATAAATGACACCCAATGCGTATTGGCCTTCTTGCCGCTACGGTGTCCGTATAGCGGCTTGACTGGCGTAAGCGCCAAAACATCCTTGATAGGTATGTCCACCTCGTTCCATTTGAAGATCAGCGTCCCGTATGGTTTGAGGACGCGAAAGCACTCTTTAAAGCCCGCCGCCAGATCAGCCTTCCAGCTATCCCTGTCAAGAGATCCATAGCTAAAGCCGGTAACGGATTTCATGGAGATACCCCTAACATGGGGCGGGTCAAATACAACGTGGTGGAAATGGTTGTCAGGGAAGTCCATAGCCCTGAAGTCGTGCAGAACGTCAGGGTAAACGGCCTTTCTGCCGGGATTTTTGGTGCAGTGCGATACGTCCAATTCCCCCTCACGGCAGTCTGCAAATATGGCCCTGCTATCTTCCTTGTCGAACCACATCATGCGTCCACCGCAGCAGGCATCCAGCACTGGCGGGTTTTCCATCTAGCCTCCTTGCACTTCTTCAAAGATAAGTTTGTCGAGATACCACTTCGCCTTGCGTAGATCCTCGACCCCGTTTTTGTACCGCCAGCGGTGCATGTACTTGAGGATGTTGCCCTCCAAGTAGTTCTTGACCCCAGACCCGAGCTGGCCGCTGATGTAGTCAATGGCCTCGATCTCTGCCACCCTGTAGTGGGCAGGGTTGTTGACCGGGTCAGGGTCCGGTGCATAGGGCACCTCCCTCGGGTCTCTGTTGTCGTAGTAGCGGTCCGCCTTCAGGCTGTCCCATTCCCTTGGTGTTGCGTCATCAATCGACATCATTTCCCTCCTTGTTTGAATTGCCTGCTGCGCAGATCATCATGAACAGCACCATGCCTATCGCGACGGGTATAAGAACCGGGAACACCAGGCAGGCGACGACAGGTATGACGTAGTCCCTCCAATCACTTTTCACACCACCAGCTCGAATTGATCCTTGTCGATCAATGCCTCGAGATCGACATCCAGTGACTCCTCATCGCCCTCGATAAGGAAGTCGTCACACCGAAACGTAACCACAGCGATGTAGGGGTAGGTGTCATCGTCGTTCTCGACGGCGTCGCAGTAACCGCAGTCCATTGCGTTCTGCAGGCTCTTGAAAAACAGCGTTGCGTTGTATCTATTCACTCGGTATCGCCTCCATTCTCTCCTCGCATCGGTCCATGACCCTGTGTGACTCGTCCAGCAGCTTCAGCCACAGGCTGTTGAACTTGTAGATGTCGATCACATGCTCGTCACAGAGCGCCTGTATGCGGTCCATAGGGATCTCCTCAACCAGCCAGAGGTGATCAGCAAGCTCGCGCAGCTCGTGCATGTCGATGTCGTTTGCCCACTCACTCGCCATATTTGTCCTCCAAATAGCGGATGCTCACAGGTAGCTCGTCAAAGCTCCCGTCATCCACCTCGTTGAGAATCCATACCCCCGACCACGTTTGTCCGGTATTGGTCTGTGGCGTGAGATAATCTTCATCGTGCAGGTAATAAATCCCCGCAAAGATTCCAGTAATGCGCTTGCCGTCCGCTCTAGTCCCGAACGCGATGTCACGTTGCTGCACATGCCCCATCACGCAGGACATAAACTTCTTTGTCAGAAGCAGACGGGCGCTACTAACCGGCCTCCCCATCACACCTGATGTGTGGTAGTGCGAATAGCAAACCCCGTCGATCACCACAGGCTCCAGAAAGTCGTGGACCGTGTACCCGTGCTCCTTGAGGTTGAAGTCATCAAATGACATCAGGCTCTCAAGCTCGGCGCTGTCCTCCACTGCCCTGGTGATGCGGTTCTCGTGATTGCCCAGCGTGAAGTGCAGCTCGGGGTTCCACGCACGTCGCTTGCCCTTCTTGCGTCGGGCGATCTCTGCATGGATCGGGGCCATGAATGCGTCCATTGCCTCGTTGCCAGCGTCGATGTCGTTGACGTAGCGGCGACCCTCGAATGACTTCTTGCCCTTGTCGTAGCTAGACAGGCTGGGTAAGTCCCACCAGTCGCCGATCACCACGATGACATCGGGCAACATTTCTACTGCATACTTGCCTGCCCACGTCAGGTGCTCGGTACTGCATCCCGGCTTGTGTTGCACGTCAGGAATTATCAAATGCCTTCGGCTTTGCGATGTAGTTTTGTACACTGAGGTCGGCCTCCTTGCCTTTGGCTTTCTTTTCAAGTTCACCGTTGAGTCGTCGGGACTCGGCGAGGTAGTGGGTGCTGATTGCTTTGACGTTGTTGCGGGCGTACTGCGCTCTTCCTTTGCAGGTTTGCCTCTGAAGAAGCGCGTTAAGCTCCGCGTCAGTCTCGTTTCTTCCATATATGCCTCCATGCTTTTCACGCCATAGCTGTATGTGCTCGACGGGGTGACCCTCTGCGTACTGGTGACAGTAGGCACACAGCGCCAGGGCGTTCTTTGGGTCGTACCTAACAGACCACTCACCTCTGGTAATGAAGTGGCTACACTGCAGGCCGGCGTGCTTCTCGCTGTAGTCCTTCTCGCACCTCTCGCACTTCCACTCGGCAGCCTTGCGGATGCAGTCGCTGAAGTGCCCGTCTGCGCTGTTGCGTTTGATCTTCCCTCCGAAGCCCATCAGTGAACTAGGCGCAGATGCGGCTTGTTGTCGGGTGTGAACTCCGGCTGAATCTCCAGCGGGTGTATCCACAGGATCTTCGCGCCCTCGGTCACCTCGTTGATGTAGTCAACGGCCATGTCCTCGGTGTAGCCCTCGTTCATCAGCGACTCCACGATCATGCCGCTGGAGTAGCAGGGCACCGGGGTGCCGTCGTTCTCGAACACTGCGCCCAGTAGTGCGTGGTGAAATTCATCGCCTAGCAATTCAATCTCCTCGTATTCTTCGTCCATGATTTATTCCTCCGTCTCCAGTGGGAGCGTGATGTAGCAACCGGGCCCTATCTTGTCGGCCCTCCCCGCAACAGACGGGAAGCCCACAAGGTTCCAAGGGTGGTAGTCGAAGCCGTACTTGATCATCCACCTGTGCCAGTGCGGCACAAACCACCGCTTTGGGATGATCTCGATGACCCCGCCGTTTGCTAGGTACTCCCGCGTTTGTCGGGCTATAGCCTTCCGTAGCCTCTCCTTGCTCATTACTCGTTACCTCCTAGAGCAACCGCCGTCCGATAGTGGTCTCGCACCATCGCCCGAAAGTCCTCGTTCTCGGGTACGTGCGTCTCCATGAATGACTTCTGGCGGTCGGGCTCGCCCTGCATTTCCAGCAGGGCCAGCGCGTAGTGGCGGGGCGGGTGATCCGCGTCCCACCATGCCTTGTTGCTCACAGCTCGCAGGCGTCACCGACACAGGCAGCGGTCTTGGCTCCCTCCGTGGTGTCACCTCTCTCGTAGCTGGGCAGTAGTGACCAGTCGATCGGATCAGTACAGAGCGTTAGCTGCGTGTACTCGGCCTTGCTGATCTCCTCATACGGGGCCTGTCGGTAGCTGCCACCGTCGTGCGGCAGGAAGCTCATACCGGCCACCGAGTCCCAGTTGTCCCAGACCCACTGGCAGGCCGCGAACCATGTGTCGTCCGTGTAGTAGGTCGTGCAGCTGACCATGTGGGTAGCCCAGTTCTCGCCGTAGGTTTTGGCAAGCTCCAGCTGGTCGATCGTCCCCACGTCGGCCACCGTGAGCGCGTGCTCCGGAGACTCAATGTAGAAGTCGAACACCATCGTGCTTTCCGGGGACATCACACACGGCTCGTGTGGAACGCCCTGATCGATCAGGAAGGTCGTTAGTGGGTCGTTCACCGATTGACGCACCCGGCGTATGTACCTAGCCGAGTAGCGTGGGTGACAGCCGGAACTGGAATCTACGAGTTGAGAAATTGTCCCGCTGGGTTTGCAGCAGCTGACTGAGTGCGACGGGTTGATGCCCAGACGCTCTGCCCACTCCTCGTTCACCTTCTCCGCGTGGTCACGTAACTCACGCAGCCACTTGCCCAGCTTGTCGTGTCCCTCGCTGCCGCTCATGGTCGGGTGATCGCAGATGCCGGTGAAGCTGATGCCGAGCAGACGCTCGCGCTCCAGATTCTCGATCCACGACTTCCGTACATAGCGCCAGTCGGTGAGCGTTGACTGCAGCGTGCCGAAGATGGCCGCGATCTCGACCTTCTTCTTCAGGCTCGCAAGGGTGTCGTCCTCACGGATGACAACCTCAGACAGATTGCATGCAGATTGGCTGGGAAGTGCAATTTCCGCGCAAGGATTGCAGCCGAACTCCTGATCTGGGTCACGTCGTCCGTGCTCCGCGATCTTCTTCTGTATGCCCTCACGGTTGAAGATGCCGCGCTCGCCAGAATAGGACTCGTACAGCGCCTTCATCTCTGACTGAAACACGGCGAAGTCGGGCTTCTCCGTGTACGCTGCAGAGTTATTGGACAGCGCACGCTGGCCGTTGGCGTCGTACCACGCACCTGACTTAGCCAGACGCATGCGGTCATCGCTGACGTTAGAGAGGCTGATCTGGGCCGCTCTGCGCACCCCGCCCACTACCACTGCCGAGGCGATGAAGTTCTGCAGGTCCAAGCACTCAATCGAATGTAATTTTCGGCCTGCTGCGCCCTTGAAGATGCGCACCACGTTCTCGAAAAGCTCGACCAAAGGCTGAGGTCCTGAACTCCTGCCGCCGAAAACCTTCAAGCGCGAACCAGCCGGACGGACCCGGCTAACGTCCCACGTCGGGATGTGTCCGGAGTAGAGTAGGCTGATCAGCTGGCGCAGTGCTGATGCCCAGCCCTGCTTCGAGTCGGCAACCATGATCACCGTGTCACAGGGGACCAAGTCCTCTGGGACCTCTGGCAGCTTGCTGATGTACTGACGCTCTACAGAGAAGCCGTATCCGGCACCGCACATCAGTAGATAGAATGCCTCGTCAAAGGCCCTGACGTGATCCACTGCCGCATATGTGCAGTTGAACCCGGCGGCGTTGTCGCGTTCCAGAGCAGGACCAGCAGTCCACAGGCACCGAGCGCTCGGCATAACCGCCATGTCCTCGATCGCCTTTGTGAACTTCTTTGCCTCTGCATCTGTGATCATCTCCTTGTCGAGCCAGAAGTCGGTGTACCGCTTGCACGTCTCGGGCCACGTCTCGCGGCGCCCCTCGTCGTCCAAGTAGCGTGCGTATCGGCTGGCGTGTATCAGGGTCTGGTAATCACTTAGACTCAAGATCAAGGCCCTCCAGGTAATCAACCAGTGAGCGGCGGACGCCGCCGTATGCGACCAGCACGGTCAGGGTTAGTAGAATCAAACCAAACATATATTTGCTCCTCAGTTATTGATTACTAGAATTAGGCGGCAAAACGCTCGTCAGTTAAGCCGTCAAGGTGGTACTTGATAATGTCGATTGCGTCGTCAGCAGGGCACCGGAACCACTCACGGTTGCTGTCGAAATTGGATGACAGAAACGGGTGTATGGTCGTGTCCCTAAAGCCCTCGGGAAGCTCTGCCTGATACGCCACGAAGTAGTCCTCCGGCGCGTAGGTCTGCATCTCCTTGGCACGTCGGCAAGGGTTGTCTGACATGCCAACCTTTACCCAGTCAGGGATCAACGGGTTGCAGATGACATATATGTGCTGCTTGCCGCTAGGACTATCATCTGCCGCCTCGGACTTGTGGCCCCTGCCGGGGCCGCCGGAGTTGCCAGCGACAAATTTGCCACTTGTATCCCTGCGTGCTTCATCTTTTCTTGACAGAAAGCCAGATATTCCTCCAATCAGTCCTTTCGATATGTATTTTTCAACCTCATCCCTCCCAGCTTTTGCAACGGACATGTAGTTGTTTATCTGCGACTTTTTTACCTCCACATTTTTCTCACAGAAATCCATGAATGAGCCGTGAGGTAGAGTCTGCTTAATCTCTATAAGCCATAGCCCAGACTCATAAGCCAAATCGAGAATATGCCTAGCGGACTCCTGCAGAAAGGCTTCGTTTATGTTTACTTTTTTAGCCAGAGCCATTGCCTTTAAGTTAGCCATCCTTAGCCTCCAGTGTGTTAATGCGTTCCAGCAACTCCTTGTCGGTTAGCTCGTCCAAGAAAGGTATTCCGTCCCAGTTCTCTGGGTCGGCTGCTCTGTCCTTGGCGTAAGCCCGTGCGTCGTCCTCCTCGTCGAACCATCTATTGCGTCCACCGAGGCTGACTCGCCAGTATTTGATTCGTCTGACTGGCATGTGTCCTCCATTGGTATGTGAATAGGCTTGTATTGACGCGCCCGGCTGTTGCAAAGCAGGCGTGCCTCTTTGTGCTTGTACAGT